AGAGAGAGAGTACATGCACCCACGCACACATGCACAGAACAAGAGCCTGTACTAGCACTCTTGTTCCGTATGCAGTGGTCATGCACACTCTGTGCTACTTGACCAACCCTTTTGCAATGTTGAAATACTGACAAAGCGCTGTGAAACCATTCTCCATAGCTTCAGGCATAAAGGTACGCTTATCGAGCAAGCGCTCTTTCACTGCCGATAACAGCGTCATGAGCTGTGTACCGCGCAGTTCCTTGAGCGGCTCAAGCTGTGACTGTGCATGACGCTTGAGCAAGTCTTCTTTGCTCTGTAACGTCATGTAGTTTGAAAGCATGAGCAAGATGTAAGATGCGCGATTGTCGCTGAAAATTTTCGTGCTCGCATCTTGCTTGAGTGTGCGGATAGCGTACAAAGTTGCGCTATCAATGTGCAAGGCCTCAAATTCTGCGTACTCGTCACGTTCCGAGTCTTTTAATGCGGCCCAGCGTGATGTTAGTGCTATCCGCTCACGTTCAGTGAGCACGTCCATCAAGGAAAACGGTTCCTTGCTGGTCAAGTCCGTAACCTTGACGGACTTCAATTCTGCTACGTTCGATTCGATACTCATGTTTGTTTTCTCCTGTACAGTCGATAGACTGTGTTAGTGGTTTTCTCCTAAAGTATGCGCTCACTTGGAGCAACCGGAGCGGTACAGAGTAGATGGCATGTAGTAGCGTCACTATACTAGCCTTTGCCAGAGCCTCTATGTCTGTCCAAACCACTAGCACAGCCTACCTTAGACTGTGCGCGCACCTCTGAGAGTCCGAGTGTTTCCACGCATACCCGTTACAGGTATTCACCTCTGTGCGCTTGCTCATTCAATTGTCAACATATAGCCTAAGTATTACCGTGGCCTGAGCCTTTGTAAGTGCCTCTCGCTGTTCCCTACATTCCATCGGTAGGATATTCGGTTTGCCTTACTGTCCTTATAGTTGCAAATACTCTGCCAAACTACCAGACAGTGACCATAACCTGTAGTGTTTACTTATCAGTAACTCCACAACCTATAGTGTTTACCATGTAGTAACCTGTAGCCTACTGTATACACTAGTGTAACCTGCTGTACTCTCACTGTATACAGATGTATACCATCCCTACCACTACCTGTAGTGTTTACTATCTAGTAAACACAAGCGCACATTCTATACTCATGTACTCATCTACTCCCATACTCATACACTCTCATACTCCCATACTCATCTACTCACCCACCGCTTTATGCTTCCTCCGCCTCAAAAATTCCATCCTCATGAATGAAGGTGGGGGGGCACTCTTACTAATTTTTTCAGAAATTCTGAAGCTACAGATTCTACTACGATTGCATGCGTACATGCTAGAACATGCGCACAAGCATGTACGCATGCGTGTGTGGTGTGAGTGAAGAATTGTACTGTGTACATGCGCCCACGCGCCCACGCGGGGAGTTGTATGCGCCTGAGAATGAGTATTTTTCGCCCACGAATTAGCTCGCATACACTTGACGCCGCCGCCGCAGGCGTGGTACACTTAAAACATGGACTCGAAGTGCACAAGTACACAAAATGTGTATGAGAATATCGACGGAGGAGATGTGACCCTCGAGAAACTGAAGGCGACTTTCGTACATTCTTACGATCCTAGTCCTCTTCGCCGCGCACTTTCAGCGTATTTCTCCAACTACACAGGGCTTCTGGAGCCTCGAAATCGCGAAGGAGAAGAATCCTAATGGCAGAGTCTGAGATTAAGATTCACACTAGCGTCGGCGGTGGCCCACGCACGAAGCACAAAAGCTTCCCACGAAAACCTTCCACGGTAGAAAAACCCACTCCTACAGATACCAACGCTGTAGAGCCACTCGAAGCATCCAGAATTCAACGTCACGATAAGACTCTTAAACGCTTTAAGGGTGCGGATGGTAAATGATGACAGACACAGGTGGCGGTCTTGTAGATTCAGTCGTTAGCGGAGTGAATAAGGCTCGGCGTTTTATAGAGTCTATTCCCACGCCCTCACTCAAGAAAGATACTGCGGATCATGCTTATGCTGATAAGATGGTCCAAGACGCTAATGCTTCTTTTCGCAGACAGCAAGACTCGACAGCTAAAGCCAAGAAGCAAGGTCATTCCTACAAAGCAGCTCAATCCGAGCATAAGAAACAGGCGGCGCGGAAATAATGGCATCCTCCTCAAATTTTGGACACCTACACTACGGTGGCTCGCTCAATCCCAAGACCGGGCGTCTTGGTTCTAAGCCAGCGCAGAAGAACATGTTCAAGAAGTTGCAGCGTCTTGAGAAGATTGTACGTCTCGAAGCTGCTGGATTTGGCGAAGCTGCTATAGCTTCGATGCTCTGCGTCTCAACACAGCGTTTACGCTATATCAAAAAGTCCGCCGACTACCTCAACGCTCGCATTAAAATCACTCACGGCATAATCATCGACATGGACTCTAATCTGGAAATGATTAAGAGTCAGCGCCGCGAGATGCTCACTCAAATGCTTCCAGCAGCACTCCAAGTTTTGGCGAATGAAGTCCAATCACAAGGAACCACTCTTGCTGAGCGCAAGCACAAAGTTGCTTTGGCTCAAGATATCCTTGATCGTGAAGGTTCATTCGCCAAAATATCTAAAACAGAAGTAAAGCCAGTGGATATGTTCGACTTCGAGAAAGCAGATGAGGCTTCGCGTAGTATCATCAGTGCTATTCGTGGCATAGCGCCTCCGCTGGGCGGCTCGGAACATTCTGCTATTGCGGTGGCGGCGAACACAGAGTTCTCAAACTCGCACACACTCAGCGCCATCGACCAAGAAGCAGCACTCAAGTCCTTGGAGGACGCCGCGGAAACTGGCGAGTTCGATGCGCAACTTCTGGAGATTCTTCCTACGGATGGAACGGTGAACTAAATGAAACTCGATCCTTGCTTTCTCTGTTTCGAGTGGATGTACTGGGTAGAATGTATGACAACTAACATTGACTAAGGAGCAGCAAAATGTGCAAAAAAGCAGCAGAAACCGCAGGAGCATTGATGACTGGTCTTGAGCCAGAGCTTCAGTCGCTTCTTACCGCACTTAATCTCGCAAACACAACCGAAGGTATCGCAGCGCTTACAGCTTATAAAACGGCTGCGGCTGCGTTGACAAATTGGACTTCAGGAACAGTTGCACAGGATGTTATCGAAGCTCTAGATGCTTTCGAGACAGTCTTTGATGCTCTGCCTATTCCAACTGCTTATGTCGTCTACGGCAATCTCATCTTGGCAGGTATTACGACCATCATTGGGATTGTTACAGCTAACTCGGCAGTTACGACAACTCCAACCGCCGTTGTAGCTGAAGATGAAGCTGCGACACCGGAAGAGACAACTGCTATGTTTCAAGCTCACGTAGCATCAAAGACCACAGCCAAAGTCCAGACGCTTGTGCCAGGCTTTGAGCGCAGCCTTTTCCATTCTCCAGTGTCTCAGCAAAAGAATCAATGGAACAAGGCAGTCGATGCGAATCCTACGCTTGGTATAAGCAAGGTTTAACCAAGTAACAGTAGCACAGAAAGTTTGCAATGAGCCAACGTGAAATAGAACAAACGGTGCGAGATATCCTCAGGACTCTTGAAGTAGGAGAGACTGGGGATACCTTCGTGCCGCGTTCTACTATTCTTGGTTACAACCTTATTCCCACGGATCTCTGCAAAAACGCCGCAGAGAAAAAGCAAGTTTTCCGCGCTAATGCTTTGATGGACCTTTACTATTTCAGCACCGTTGTCATGGGCAAGAATCGCTTTTCCAAGAACTCTGACAAAGCAAAAAATCTTCATTATCAGATGTGTCTTACTGTAATGAAAGATGGCCTTAAGGAAGGAATCGAGATTCCCCGTGATCATTTCAAAAGTACAGTCTACAGCGAGTGCTTTCCGATTTGGAGAGCATTACCTTTTGGCAAACGGGAAGAAGATTTCTTTACTTCAGTTGGTTACTCTGATCTCTACATTGAGTGGATGCGTCGAACCCACAGCCAAGACATACGCATCCTCTTGGTGTCCGAGACTATCAAGAACGCAATCAAACTGGGTATCCGAATCTCAAATCACTACGAGAACAATTCATTCTTCCGTCACCTATTTCCAGAAATAATTCCAACTGAAAAGGAGACGTGGACAAATGAATCTCTTCATCAAAGACGAACTCCTGCTGGACGTGGACAGGGAGAAGGTACTTTCGATTTTATCGGAGTCGGCGCGGCCTTACAATCACGTCATTACAACGTCGTGGTGCAAGATGATCTTGTGGGAAGAGAAGCCAGAAAATCCAGTATTGTTATGGCCGATACAATCGATTATCATCAAATCCTGGTCGGTGCTACAGATTCAGACCCGGATAATCCCGGTAGAGACTTTGATGAGATAGTCGTAGGTAACAGGTGGTCGCATGATGACCTCAATTCGCACATACGCCAGGAAGAACCTTATTTTAGTTGGACTACTCATTCCGCTTTGGGTGGTTGTTGCTCTCTTCATCCTTTCGGTGATCCAATATTCCCAGAGGCTTTCACACGGGAGAAGTTACTACGCTGGAAGCGTCGTCTTGGCAGCTATCATTTTTCTTGCCAGTTTCTTAACTATCCTATTGATCCTTCTAAAGCCAAGTTTAATATGGCGGATTTTCGCTATTTTAACTTTGAAAAAGTAACTGGTGCATTGGCGGTGCCAAAGGAATCTTCGATAGTTAGCAGATACTTTGAGACTTCTCATCCTCAGCAGTATCGCATTGTCATTCGCCATCATGTAGCAGAAGGCGATGTAATAAAAGATGTCTTTCCACGCAATCTGGATCGCTACATGACAGTCGATCCGAATCACGGAGGTTCACACTTAGGTCAGGAAGCTGGCAAAGACGGTCGGTGCCGTCATGCTATTGCGGTTACTGGAGTAGAGCGTGATCCTCGTAGAGTTTACTTACTCGATCAATGGGCCAAAGCTTGTCCTATAGATGATTTTGTTAAGCAGATTTTCTTCTTGGCTGTCAAATGGAAGCTTCGTGTTGTCTATGTCGAAGCAGTGGCAGCACAGAAGTATCTGCTTTATCATCTAAACTACTTCGTCGAAGAACACAAACACGACCATCCAGAGCTTATTGGTATCCAGTTTCTTCCTCTCAAGACTCCGCAGAACGCAAACGCCAAAGCAGAACGAATTGAAAATTTCATTCCAATCGTAGAGCGCCATGAACTCTGGTTAGACACGAACAACTGTACTGAGTTCAAAGAAGAAGTAGAACAATATGGGCAACGGAAAGGTCTTATT